GTACCGCGCTCGATTGGCGCGGTGCGGTGTTTACCTAATGGGCATTCTCCCGGCCCCATGCGGGATCAACTGAAGGAAAGGAACGCAATATGGTCGATGATGCCCCGAAGACTCCTGAGATGGAGCCCTATGATCTGGATCATCCGCATGAAGAGGCGTCTATGGTGGATCGTCTGCGGGCTGTCCTGACCAGCATAAAAACAAATGCCAGGCACAACGCGCCGATAGCTCCGGGGGATATTGCGGAGCTTGAGGCCATCGTGGCGGCGGCCATGCCGGACGTGACCGTTCCGGTGCCTCCCCAGCCCTAATCGGCGACCGGCGGGCGGCACCGCCGGAAACCGTTGGGCGGCGGCCTTTCGTCCTCCCCTGGGAAGGGCTGCCGCTCTCAAATTCATCATCATTCATAGGGATTCATCATGAACGAAGACACGAACGAAGCCCTTGCATTTCCTCCCGAAGAAAAAGTCGATGGTCGCCGCAAGCGCCGAGAGTCCCCCGAGCGGGATTTCGTCGAAATCACCTATGTCGACGAGGAAGGCCCATCGAAAACGAAATGCTGGGGCATCGACTTCAAGCTCAATGTGCCGGTGCAGGTTCCTGTGAATGCGACGGTGGAGTCATTGACGCGGAAGGAGACCTCCGGTCCGGAGGGCGAAATCCGCTCCCGCGGCGTCCATGGGCGCATTTCCGTGGTCGAGCTTGCCCGCGGCAATTCTGGATTCATGGTCGACGGCGTGCGTGCGGAACGTAGGCTGGGCTCGCAGCGGCTTCCGACCGATGCAGACCAATATCGCGGCTATGCGATGGGCTGGATCAGGGAAACAAACACTATACGCCAGCTCGATCAGCGCTGGGAGGGGGAGGCAAACCTGCGTGAGAAATGCGGGTGCGAGCAGAAGGACGAGAATTATTTGCGTCCGTTCCTCGATGCGAAGCGGGATCAACTGAAGGAAGCGGCGTAACTCATGCCCCCCACTTCCCCTTACCGTACCCAAGCCGATCTCATCACCGAAACGCTCGCCAATATCGGCGTGCTCTCGGCCGGGCAGCCGATTGACCCGGAAGACTATAATTACGTACAGGAAAAACTCGACGCCATAATGAGAAAATTGGCGGGCCTGGAAATCGTCTACATCGCGGACAGCAACACCATCCCCGGCGTGTTCTTTTCCGATCTCGCCGATATCGTGGCGGGAGAAGTTGCAACCAAGTTCGGAACGACGGGGCAATACCTTACCGATCTCGTCAACAGGGGGCTCGGCGGTGCTGCCGGGACTCCGGTCGGCAGCGGTGCGGCGGCGAAGTCTCTCAAGCAGATATCCCGCGCTAGGCCCACGCAGGAAGTGTTGCGGGTGGAGTATTTTTGATGAACGTGACTGTATTTTTAGATGGCTGATAGAGCTGATATTCTATATCGAAGCGGCGTGATTAGCGACAAACAGATGAGCAAAATGCGGCCATCGCCGTCGCAGTCTCAGGTGATGGGTCCGCACAATTTTGATGCGGCGATGAAGGCACTAAATCTTAATCCGCAAGAACAAGCGCTGTATCATCGGCATCTATCAAATTTGTGGGGTGCTGGCGGCGTCGATAATTCAGACGGAAGCCGATCGTCGCTTTATCAGGCAGTCCAAGAGCATAACGGAATGTTTTACAATATTCCAACGGTGTGGAATGGCAAACGTGAAACCGAACTATACACTCATCCCGTCACAGGACAGGTGATGGATGTTCCAAACAAGACTGCACTTGATAATGTCGAGCGTACAGGTTGGGACAAATTCCCGTCCTATGCGACGCCAGATGAGGCCGATCAGCGCTATGAAAATATGCACAAGTTTATGGAGCAGGATACTCATAATTATATGCAATCCAAGGCTCAAGAGCAGTAAGCGCGGGTGACCGATGGCCGAACCAGGCTCACCCACTCAAATCCCCTGGCCGCTGTCGTCTTTCCCCGGCGCCAATTCGCAGGAGAGCGCGGGCAGGCTCATCAATTGTTCTGCAGAACCGCTTGGCGATCCATCGGCCGGGAGATCGTCGGCACCGGCTCCGCAGGTCTGGCGCAGACAGCCAGGCTTTTCTCTGTTCGCGATTACTCCCGAGGTCGTAGCGTATCGTGGCGGTTTGATTGTCAACAATCTCAGTTTCGAGGTATGGGCAAACGTCTACACGGTCGACGCCAATGGCGGCGTGACGCTGCTGGGCGCGCTGCCTGGAACGAAGAAAGTCTCGATCGCCCATAATCAACGGCTGCCTTTGCCTGACGTGGTTGCGGTCGATATCGATAATGGGGCCTATCTACTTGCGGCACCAGGTCCGGTTCCTCCCGAGGGAACGCCCATCGCCCCGACGCCATGGGTTAATCCTGGATGTCCGCAATTTAATTCAGTATGTTTTCAAGATGGGTATTTTTTTCTTACGGCTGCCGATGGACGTTGTTTTGCTTCGGTATTAAATTCTGTTACCACAATCAACACGATAACCTTCATTACCTGCCAGGCCAAGTCGGACGTGATACTGCTGCGCGGTATCGCCTTCTCTGGCATGTTGTGGCTGTTCACCACGGGATCATGCGAGATATGGCAGGACGTGGCGGGCGTTGCGCCTGCGTTCCCTTACGGGCGGCTCTCCGTCATCGAATACGGATTGGTGCAGGCCAATGCCATCGCGGGATGGGAAACCGGATTTTCGGTTCTGATCTGGGTCGCGCAAGACTTCGGAGTGTATCTCTGTCAGCCTGGTCAGTTCGCACCGACCAAGATTTCACCGCCAGACCTAGATCGCCTGATCGAGGGCCAGGTACGGGCCGGAAATCTCCTAGAAGCCGGCGTCTACGCCTATGGCGGCAAGAAGTTCTGGGCGCTGTCCTCGCCGGCATGGACATGGGAATTCAATCTTTCGACCAACAAGTGGAATGAGCGTTGGTCGCTCTCTGTCGCCACGGGATCGTTCGGCCGCTGGCGTTTTACCTGTGGGCATCCTGCCTTCAACAAGTGGCTCGGCGGCGATCAGGCGGGCGGCAACCTCCTATGGATCGATGTCACCAACTTTAGCGAGAACGGCGCGGTTTTGCTCTTCAGGATGGAGAGCGGTCCCGTCGCAGACTTCCCCAATCTGTTGCGCATTGCGCGGGCTGATTTCCAATTCGACAAAGGCGTAGGCATCGCGGTTGCGAATGTTCTCGTGAATGTCTTCGGTGCAGCAGCGGGAACCGGCGGCCTCGTGCGGCTCACGGTGAGCAATACCGCACGGATGGCTACCAACGATACCGGCATCGTGTCAGGTATCACCGGCACCACGGAAGCCAATGGCACATGGCCGTTGCGCATCATCGATCAGACGCATGTGGAATTGATAGGGAGCGTGTTCGTCCACGCCTATGTCTCCGGAGGGACGCTGGTCGATGTGACGAGTCCGCCAAATGAGATCAATCCTGCCGTCGCCATTTCGCTTTCGAAGGATGGCGGCAATCGCTGGGGCAATCCGCTGATCAGATATCTCGGCAAGCAAGGGCAGACGCAGCGCCCACGGGCGTCCGTCAAGTCAATGGGACTCTCTGGGCCGATGGGATGCCGGTGGCGGATCGATGTCAGCGATCCCGTCTATTGCGGATTCCTGGAAGCGACACAGGCGAGCGATGCGCGGGATGTGGGAGCATAGGTGATGGACTATACTATAGAGCGAGACGGCGGCGGCACACGACTCCTTTTGGAGAACGGCGATCGCATCACCATCAAGATTGTGGTGGGTCATATCAAAGAATCTGACAGGGAACTGGACAGTTCGCGTGAGTATAATGTCCAGACAGCCATCGCAATGTTTGTTGATGAGTCGGAGATGGTGAAGGAAAAGTAATGGCCGCCCCTCCCGACACACCATTGCCACAACCAAATTTCGATTGGGTCACACACGGAAACAAGCCAACACAGCCATTTGCGCAGTATATGGCGAAGCTCGATGCGTGCGTTAGGGCACTTGCTGGGGGTCTATTCGGCTCACCGACGCAATTGATCAATGCGGCGAATGACGGGGCGGCGGCGGTGGCTGGAGTGCGGATCGGTCAGGCATACAGGAACGGGTCAGTGTTAATGATTCGGGTGACATAGCGACCATCTTGAATTTGCGCGGTCGATAAATCTTCTGCTTTAAGAAACGCGGAGTACAACTTATGGGTTTGTTCGACGTGTTTTCTACCGGAGCCCAGCGCGACGCCGCCAACTCCCAGATCGCCGGCATCAATGCGGGCATCGGCGATCTTACCAAATCGTTTGGGCAGGGGCGCGGTGCGCTTCAGACCAATTATGCCGCCGGCTTGCAGCCGTTCATGCAGGATTATGCACAGGCGATGCGTGGTGGGACGGCCCTCGGTAATGCTTTGGGGCTTAATGGACCGGAGGGAAATGCCGCGGCCGTTGCCGCGTTCCAGAACAATCCTGGTTATCAATTTCAGAAACAGCAGGGCATGGATGCGATCCTTGCCAATCAGGCCAAGTCCGGACAATTGGCTTCGGGAAATACCAATCTTGATCTGATGAAATATGGGACTGGTCTGGCAGACCAAAGTTGGGGGCAGTATATCTCAAACTTGCAACCCTACCTAAATCAAGAGAATCAGGCTGCGAGCGGGATCGGCGGGCTTTATTCGGGGCTCGGAAACCAACTCAATCAGAATTACGTTGGCCAAGGCAACGCCCAGTATGGTGCGGATACCTCGATCGGCAATGCGAATGCCAACGCCGATCTCGCGCGCCTGACAGCATCCCAAGCGGGACTTGGGGCGATAGCTGGGGGACTTAACCTTGGTTCTAACCTGTTTGGAAACTTCATGAAGGCGGCACCGGCCGCTGCTGCGGCATAGGAGCACAATTCATGCCCGATAATCCCTATATGACGGTCGGCGCGCCGAGCTATGCTGCTCCCTTGATGGACTGGCAGGGCATTGCGAGCAACATCGGCAACAATCTCACACAACGCCCTCAGCAGCCCGGACAACAGCCGGGGCAGGCCGCAGGCCCGATGAATATCCGACCGCCGGCCCAGATGCAGGGAATGCCTCAGCAACCTGGACAGCCGCCTGGAATGCAGGGCCAGCCCCCTTTCGGACAAGGATGGGGGCAGCGCTTGCAGCAATGGCTCGCGCAAATGGGCGGCCCTCAACAGCCAAGGCCAGGAATGACTCCTGGTGCCCCGCAGTTCGGAGGCCCGCAGCCGCCTGTGCCAACGGCACAGGGACCGACTGGGCTCTACTGACGCAGGGCATCCATGTCCGATGTCTCCTATGCCGGCCCATTGAGCCAATGGCTCGCGCAAGCGCCCCCAGAACCCCCGCCGAGGGTGATGGGCAAGTCGCTGGCAGAACTTCTGGGGCCGTATTTGGGGATCACGAAGCCCGGCGAGGACATCCGCCAGATGGGCATAGCCCAACCCGACGTGATCGGAAACCGTCCCGACGTGCAGGAAGCCGTCAAATCGGCCGTGGCGTCGGCCTCGGAGCCGTTTGGGCAGTTGGGGAGGGTGATGATGGGGCAAAGCCAGGAACCGTGGCAGGAACTCGGCGGGGCTATCTTGGGGATGGCTGCGCCTCCGGGGGCAAGAGGGTTGAAGGCTGGTGCGGAAGCGGTAGAATCGGGAGCAATGGGAACGGCAATCCGCGGATACCATGGCACCAAGTCCGCATTCGACACATTCAATCTGCGCAATGCTGGCAAGTCCGATCCCGGCCTAGTCGGGAAGGCTGTCTATTTCACACCATCGAAGGAGCAGGCATCCGATTACGCCACATCGCCGCACTATGGGGGTGCGGGCGACACACAGCGCGTCATGTCGCTTGCGTCTGATCTCAAAAACCCGTTGATAATTGAAGATGGCCGTTTGCCTGACGGGCGCTCTTTGAGCCGTGATATTCATCCGCAAGGGATCACTCGCGCATCTGGTGAGGCATTTAGGCGCGAAATTCAGAAGATGGGGCATGACGGAGTAATCTTCCGAGTTGGCGGCGAAGATACGCAATATGCGGTATTCGATCCGAAGAAAGTGCGCCCACACCCTTTCGGTGAGGAAGGCGCGACGGCGGGGATGGCGGGGGGAAGGCTTGTGCAGCCGACAGCCCTAAAAGTTGTCGACGACGGCACCCGCATCAACATCGCTCCCCATGACATGGAAGTCCCCGAATGGGGAAAGAATCTATCCTGGGGCCTCACCGCCTATCGCAGCAAGGTCAAGGGCGAAGACGCCATCCATGTCCGGGATGCGCGTCTTCCCCCGGAAATGCAGGGCCAGGGTCACGGCACCGCCATGTACGAGCATGCGGCCGGCATCGCGGCCAAGGAAGGCAAGCCGCTACTCTCCGATGGCACCGTGACGCAAGACGCCGCCAACCGCTGGATGGCGCTCAACCGGGCCGGCTACAACGTCCAGATGTCACCTGACAAGGTATTCCGGGCAGGGCCGCCGGAAGCCCCACACCTGGGGCGGTTCGAAACGCCGGATGGATCGCCAGTGTTTAGAGTCGAATCGAAGGGCCGTATCGGTTTCCAGTCTGCTGGAGCCCAACGCGGCGATGCGACAGGCAGCACCGCCCCACGCCTCACCGAAGCCGAAGAAGCCGCCGCCCGTCAGAGATCGGCGGACTATCAAGCAAAGCTCAAAGAGCGGCTTGCCAACAAGCCTGCTGCCGAGCCCGCCAAACCTGTAGCCGGCGGTGAGCGAGTTGGATTCAAGTCGTTGGGAACAGAGAAGACCGGCACCCTCTCCGACTTCATCACCGCCTATCACGGATCGCCCCATGACTTTGACCGCTTCGACCTCTCCAAGATAGGAACCGGAGAGGTAATGCAGAGGCCGCCACCAAGTCCCTCCGCGAAGCCGGCATCCCCGGCATCAAGTATCTGGATCAGGGGTCGCGGGGCCAGCAGGCGGACTATCACGCGATGAGCGAAGGCGGCAAGTTCTATGCTGCAAACTATGACAAAATAAAACAGTCTGGACCATTCGATACC